TGCAAGGTTATTACCTGTCCCTGTTGCTTTTAGTATTTCAGCTATTGCACTCCCACTCACCTGCAATTTATCAACTCCGTTATCGGTGTTGGTATTGATTAGGGTTGTGCCGGATACTGCAAGTTTTGAAGCAGGTGCGGTGTAACCTATACCTACATTTCCTGTACTCAAAATTGATAACGGAGTATTTTGATTAGCACTTCCATTACGCATTACAAAATCAATTCTTGTATTACTTACATCATAATTATCAGAAATAGTAGTAATAAGATTAGCCGCAGCACTTCTACTAATACTTAAAGGATATGCAGAATCGCCAAATGATAGTTTAGAATTAAATGGTATTGATAAATTTTCCCATGGATTTGAAGTTCCAATCCCTACTTTACCGCTCGGATTAATAGTCATAGCCACCGCAGAAGCCGAATCCACAATGGATGAGTTACCGAGTGTTGTGCTTGCGGTAAACTTAGGCACCCTGTTCGTAGTACCACTCCCCCCAATGGTACCACCTCCCCCTGCGCCAACCTTCACCCATGTACGCTTGTACTTAATATACAGAGATGAATCAGCCGGGCGAATCAATATCTGCGAACTATCAGCCGCAACTCCGGCGGCGGTGTCCTTTGTAGGAATACCCAACCCGTTTACGTAACGCACTTTACTACCTGTTTGCTGCCATTGTGCGGATGCTGATAGCGAACACAGAGTAAGGGTAATTAATAATAATCTTTGTAACATAGTTAGTGTTTATTGTACTAAAATAATAATTTTCTCCCCTGTAAAGAATGGCACTCCGGCATCTACTTCGAGCGTACCACTTGAGATAGTCCACTTTGCCCCCGTACCCGGTGTTCCCGAATAAACAATGGTCTCAAACGATGTACCGCCACGTGAACCGTATAACATAGTTTTACCCGCCCCACCCGGTATAACGATAGATGTTTCCCCACCCCCGGCGGTGTATTGCAGTACCTGTGTAGTAGTTCCGCTAATAACAACCCCTGTGGGGGTTATGGTTGTGCCTGCTAATGAATACGCCCCAGTACCTTGATAGTTTACCTGGTAGGTGCTAATGTCCTTGTTATTGCCCTGTAATGAGATTGATTGTAACCATACTAAGCCCGATACGATAACCAACCCTCCTGTAGTACCGTTATCAATAACAAACTTGAAAGATACTATCTCCCTGGCAAGTTGGGAGTTCAGCATAAACAGGTACGAATAGTCATCTAACACCACCAACCCATCGCAGGATATACTCCACGAAGCCACATCCGGGCGAGATTCTTTGAACCATGCAGAAGCAATGCCTGTGGTTTCCATCTCGTTTACATTCACGCTGAATGTACAATTCCTTGCACATGCAATAAGCGTGTCAGTCATTGCTATTGAGTTGTACTTGTATATGTTTAGCTTTTGGCCTGTTACGGGGGTCATATTATTAGCATTGTGCGCCTTGTTCTAAATCGGTGCCTGTTAAAGTAAATGGTGTACCCTGTGCGCATACAAACTGCCCAGGGGTTAATGTTGCAGCCGGGTAAGAAGTTCCATCACATGCAACGTAATCGCCTAACCAGTTGGCTGCTGAATTATTGTACCAATTAAAGCAGGGTGTTGGCGGTGTTGGCGGTATTGAACTTACTAATGTGTACGGCAAATTAGTATTAGATACCTCTAATGCAGTACCGGATATTGTGTTGTTAACGTAATCTAATGTGCAACTGCTATACGTAAACCTTGCAGTATTTATGCTAATTACGGATGTTGGGTCTTCAACTCCAAAGTTATCAACCAACCCGATTACTTTTGATCCGGTAAATAAATTGTACTGCGTTAATTGTAGGTTAATATTTGCTTTTCCGTAAATATTGTATAGTTGGCTAAATAGTAACGCAGTCAAGTTGGAGTAAGAAGGCCCCCCGGAAAAGCGAGAAAATGTTACAAGTGCATTATCTGAAACGGATAAAATAGATTGTATTTGCGATACGTTAGTTGATGGGAATGGCCCGCCAATGGGCGAGTTAATAGACTTCTTATAAAGGTTATTAGATGTCTGATTGTATAAAGTTTGCTTTTTTGCTAACGTAGATGAACCTGTCTTTTTTAGATTAGCAATAAATACGGATGTTATTCCTGATGATAAAGCCCGAAAAGATATAGTTAGATTGCCTGTAGCGGGCGCAGGTAGTGTTGTTATTGTTCGAGTCTGAAAGGTTGTATTTGTTATCTCATCATCATAGTATTGAGTTGCACCCCACGCCCCTGCACCTGATATTAGTTTTGCATAGTTTGTAGTTGACATTCCTGATGTAATCTTTATTTCTACACCTAAATTACCTATAACATTGCATTTGGTTTGATATTCTATTGTAATAATATCTCCCTCATTTACAACCCCACAGGATAAAGCGTTTAGAGTAGTATTAGTACTACCGGATGTGATTTGCGCCCCATAGATACCATCAACCGTAGTCATTGTAAAAGTACCACCGCTTCCAAGCGACCTACTCCAATTAGTGGGTATGCCAGTACCGTAGTCAAGCAAAAACATATTGCCGTTATCAACCGTGTTTTGTGCATAGTTTAAATCAGATATAACCTCAAGCGATGTAAAGCCCTTTTTAATTACTTTAGTTTGGCTATTATCAATAAAGTAATAAGGTGTACTAACATCACTTAGATATGGTGTTATTCTTCTGTTAATGTTAACCGTACTCAAGGTATCGGTTGCGCTTGTGCTATCGGTACGAAATACACGCAGCGTATCGGATGCCCTTTCGTTCACCGAGGTAATCCACCACTCACCACCGGACTGATATAGCTGCGCTCCATGTGCCACACAAATATCCTGTAACACATCGTAACAACTTTTGAACGTATAATCATTGTTAGTCCAAGTAGTTGGGAATATGTGAGTTTTGCGGATATAAGATTCAGCCGTACTATGGGCGGTAGCATAATAATTGATAGCCGAATTGATATAGATTGTAACCGGATAAGCTATATTCAGTAAGCAGTTGCGGATAATTTGCAGTAGCGATTCGGATGTGTTAATTGTTGCGGATGAAGGTTGATATGGTACGGTTTTCAGTAACCCTAACCCATCTACACAAATAATATCAACAAAGTTTCTGCCAGTTGTAAATTGTATGGCTATGCTATCCATTAATACAAACCCCTGCCATATAAAGTACGTTCCATTATTGGCAACAAAGCGAACGTAATACTTCCTGTCATCCGTAGAAACTAAATCCGGGTAAGGCCCTGTAAAATCGGTGAAGTCTGCCCTGATGTTAAATATAGTAGGTAGTATCGGTTGGAATGGGTCATCGCCCGACCCTGCGCAGGTTAGCACAAACGGACTCATACCAGAGTTAACATTGTACTCCGGCCCTGTGTAGCCGTTCTCCCACATTTCAGCCGTGTAGGTTAACCCCGATTTGCTGATAGCTGAAAATATGTATTTTTTGCCGTATGCCATTTTAGTTTGTTAAACCTCTGAACGTGTTTGTTCTTTGCTGACTTAACCAAATATCTTGCCCCTGTATTCTGCCCTCTACTATAACCTTACTTGCACCAGTACCCCCCATTTGCGATGCCGATGCAATGATTTGTTTCATCTGGTCGGGGCGTACAATATGCTCTGTACCGTGTAACATTACAGGGTAACCGGATTGGGGGCCGGATACGGTACCGCCTTCGGAGAAGCCGAGGAGTTTCTTGAATCCACCTAAGAACCCTTGCCCGAACGATAATCCTCCGCCGCCCCCAAACGCCATCAAAATACCTTGAAATATAGCTGCTTGAACTGCTGCCTTTGCAATATCAATAGCAACCTGCTTAAACATATTACCCAATGCATCGCCTAAACTTGCACCGTTCTGCATAGCATTAAATAATCCGGTAAAACTATTCATTAAAGTATTTGTAAGTGCAGCCGCTTTCGATTCTCTTAATTGCTCTTCGTACTTCATTTGTTCCGAATTTCTTACGGCAAGCGCATTGTTCAACGTATTGTTAGCAGTTACTTGTAATTGTAAATTTTGTAAATCCTGTGTGCCTGTGTTACGTTGCGGGGCAAGCATTTCAGTTTGTTGCCCACCTTTCTGCCCGAAGTTTAACCTATCATTTTGAGCGTTAAATCTTTCTAACAACGGAAGAATCTCTTTGAGATTGTTCATGTAGTTTTCAAATACTCCGTTGATTTTTTCTCCTTGTGTCGCACCGCCACCTGCATCAGGTTTAGTTCGTGAACCTGCTAATGTTTTCTCTAATTTTATTGCATCTTGAATAAGATTATTAGAAGATGACATTAAGTTATTTTGTTGGTCTAATGATGTGTTTACATTTTCCACAATCATTTGTCCAGCATTCATCCCTCTAAAATAGTTTTTTGTGGCATTTAATGCAGACTCCATCCAACTACTATTTGCATCAAACATTTCACCGCTAACCATTTTAGCATTTAATTCAGCAGCCCTTGCAGAATATACATTAGCTTGTGTCCTTAACTGCATTGCCTTAATTACGGTAGCAGTATTTTTTACCATCAAATCTTCTGCTTCTGATATACTATTTGCATAGCCTATACTACTGCCTAAACTTTCATTGTATTTATCTAATGCTTCTTTTTTGCTTAATGTGCCTGCTCTTGCTGATTCAAAAGCATCTTTAACACTATATAATTTTATATTAAATTCAGTTAGAGATTTTGTTTGCTCTTGCAATGCACTTGTAGCATCTTTTGAGCCTCTTGTCCAATACGTTAACCCTACTTGGGCAAATTGTATCCCTGCCATTAAAGCAGAAAATGCCAACCCTGCTGCACCTGCCGCCGGCAATAATTGAGTTAAGTTATTTTGGATTGCCATAAATCCGAATGGTAAATCCTGAATAACCCGACTCATTCCGGTGAAGTCAGTACCGAGTTTCTTAGTTGCACCACCCGCCTTGCCGCTTGCCTTTTCAATTCCATCAAGCCCTGCAATAGTCTGTTCTAACTTTGCAAGCGCATCCTTATTATCGGCGGTTAATACTATCCGGAGTTTTTCTTCTGCCATCTTATATTGCTTGACTAAGTTTCTTCATGTTCTCTATAAATTGTTCCTGCGTTAATCTCTCTCCCCGATCCGGCTGCTCATCTGTTGACAAAGGTAAGAACTCTCCTATATCTTTTCGCTTGCCGCTTTCGGTGTTCGTGCAATAAATGATATAGGCTATCATTCGTGTACGCTGCCATTCGGCTAACTGCTTTGCTTCGTAACCTTTCCTATAAAGCAAAAATTCTCGCCATGTAGCCCTCCAAAAACCTTCGATGGTCATTCCGGCTTCAATGGCGAGAACAAGTATCTCATCCCAAGTCTTTTCCCTTAACTTTTTTTTTCTTCCACAGGCTTTTCATCCGTTGGCACATCCGGTGTCATACACTTTATAGTGTAGTGGATAAACTCATTCACCGCCTTACCATTCGCCCCGCCCGCTTCATCTATGTACCTTGCAGCAGTCCTATCATCTATCACTTGCCCTGCGCTCTCACTTGCTGCCTGTACCATCGTTATAATATGCTTGAAGGAAAACACCTCACCGTTATACAGGCTTAACAACTTGCTGATAGGAATATCCCCATTCAGTTCGCAGTAGCGGTGCATCGCCCATGTACCCCATTCCAATTTTACAACACCCCCCGAAATATTCAATTCGTATGGCGTCATAAATTAGTACGTTTTAGTTTGGGTCATTGGCGCACTTTGCACACCAAACTCTGCATCGAACTTCATCAAGTCTTTGTCTTTTGCATCCAATTTTATAGAGGTAACAAATATATTACCAGTATAAACGATGTCGCCGGATACAGGAGATGCAGGGCCGAATTTAGCAGCTACTACTGCCTTGCTACCTACCAAAGAATACAATCGCTCGTAGCTTTCTTTATCGATTGTACCTGTTTGGTCGATTGCATTACCGCTAACCGAAATGGTCTGCATCACGCTATCACCAGGTAATTGTTGGTCGCCACATTTAGAATCAGCATCAATGGCATCTCTTTTTACATCCATTGATACAGAGGTTAAACACGCAACCGGGAGAAACGTAGAATTATTATCCCAGTCAATTTGCAGAATTATATCTCTGCCGTTTACGAAAGTGTATGCCATTTTATATTGTTTGAGTGATTACAAAGGTATAACGAATTATTACACGAAAAGTATTCTCAAAGGGGTCTAAGTCCTCTAAGTTGTTGATTGATTCACATACCACGTTTTTACAATCCCAACCAACAGGTAAGGTTACCACCGTATCTGAATTGATACCGCCCACTACAAGTTCGGCTATTTGCTCTGCTCTCTTGAATCCGAAGTTACTGCCCTTAGTTACTATATCCACGTTAGCCGATACCTCAAATTGGAAGCAGTCTTTACCTTCCCCTTGGTTCGCAGTTCGGGAAGTGATAACAATATACTCCCCATCTGCATCCGTTGGAGTCATGCCATCGTACACATCAATATAGGCGTATGCCTGTAGGCGGGCAACTAACCATTGTTTTATCGGTATGGCGGGGTTTTTCATTATCATTTGAACTTCAATAATTCTACTATTCGTTTAATAAGTTTCGGCTTTTCATTGAGGTAGGCAGGTATAAGAAAAGGTTGTGGCTTAATTCCATTTTTCAGTATAAAGTATGCCATGCGTTCTGCCACTCTCAAATCCTCATCTAACCTTTGATTAGCATTCCCTACCCTTCTCTTTGATTTTACTTTGTATGTTCCGGCTAACTTTTTACGCTTTACATAATAAAGAAGTGATAATATCAAATCTCCATAATCACCCTCACCCTTCCCCTTAAATTGTGCGGCATATGCTGAAAACCCTTTATGGATTGGGTTTGTCATTGCTTTAGATTTCGTGCCAAACTCTACATAGGGCGCATAACCTAATTCTGAATATACCGATTTCATTAACGGCTCACCAATATTGTGCTTTATGGATTGGCGTAATTTCCCAAAGTTCGCAGGTGCTAACCGCTTTGCATCTTTCTCAATCGTTAAAGCGGATGCATTCATCTCCTTTGCAAGTTGCGGGCCTACCTTTTCGGCTGCTATTGCAAACATTCGCCTCACCGCCTTGCCACCCAATAAGTCGAGTTCTACCTTAGCCATTATCTAAATATTGTGATTTCGTAATACTCCTTCCTATTCTCAATATCAGTTATCGAATGGATTGTATAATCAAACCCATTAATCTGTATTTTATACGTGTTATCGAAAGTGAGGGGGTAGCGGATATACACCCTTGCCGAATCGGTGAAAGTTACCTCCGCTGATAATAATTGTCGGTCTTGCCCAAGCGGTACATACATTCCCCAAATCGTACTGCCTGCCGCATAGGTAACCGTAAAGCCCCCCTCACTATCGGTCAAGGTAGTAGGCACCATTAATACCATCGGCTCAATGAGTAATTCAGCCGATAGAAATTTAGGGCTATTTCCTTTTATTCTCATAGGATTGGCGATGTTTTAGTGTAACTCTGACAAGTGCGCCACGCCTTCTGACAAACCCCCATCGTTTCATCGAACGCCCCTCTATTCTCATACAAGTGATTCACTTGGTCAAGTATTGCCGTTTTCAAAGGATTGGGTAGTGCCGTGAACCCAACATTATACACCGCCCGCATTTTGTCAATAGCAGGGAATGTAATAACCGGATGCTTGCCACCCATGATAGTCTTGTCGGTTAGTTCGGTGCCAGAGGTTACATCATACAGGGTAATAGATGAAGTAATCGGGCCGTGTGGGAACTGAAACCATCCCCCTTTGTTGCAAAACCATACCTCGGCCTGCTTTGTGATAAGGGATAGCCCGGTAGCTTTCTCTATAATCATTCGGGCAGCACGTATCATTTCCGATATTTGCGCATCTTCGGAAGTATGCGAAACACGAATGTATAATTTCGCCTCTGCCAGCGTTACGGGTTCGGCATAGCTTACCTCCGTGATGTTAGAATCAATTATGTAAGAGTAGTTACCCATTGCTCGAATTTTATTAGATTGTTTTCCGGCTGCAATTCATTTGCTCTATCGTATGCCTTATTACTGCAAATTTCGTAGTTTTCCTCCACATTTCGTATAGCCGCCACCCACTCATCCAATCTATCCTGTTTGCAGTACGTACCTGCATCTCCACAGTTCTCACGCAGCCCCGGTAGATTAGTACAAATAACAGGGATACCTGATGCCATTGCCTCGGTAGCCGTTCGCCCCCATGATTCGTAGTGGGATGGCATTAGTAGTATTCTCGTTTTGCGATATGCGATTCGTATATCCGACTGATTAGCCATAAACTCTACATTCGGTAACTCTTTGTATATCTGCTGCCCGTACCCGCCTTGTATGGCTAAGAATTGCCTATCCGGCATAGCTTCAGCAATGCGGTAGAACATTTCAGCACCTTTGTTGTGATTGAGATTGATTAGGGTAATCTTATCTCCTTTCTCACCCCTGTAATGGTTGATGTCAACCGGTGGCTGCAATACGAATCCGTTGTTAGCATACTTGCATTCCTCACTATTCCAGTATGAATTATACACTACATTCAACTCCCTGTGTGTTCTAACGGATGAGTACATGAAAGTATTATGAGCAAACCAAACGGCCGGCTTCTTTGTGCTTTTGCAGTCAATAGCTACATCCCCTGCGAAGTCTAATTGTGTAAAGATTATATCAGCCCATTCATGGTGAAAGTACCAATCATTGCTTCTATTGAATACGTGGATGCCATCGTATTCGTAATTCTCATTATTCATCTTTGAGGTCATTACCTTTACCCGGTGGCCTCTGTTCATCAACCATTTGTTGATGTTGTGGGCGTTCCATTCGGATCCAGATTTTGCCATTGGCAAGTAATTCTGTACGTGCCACAATATGCGTAGTCTTTTTGGTGGGGTGTTTTCGCTCACGCTTAGAAATATGTTTCATGGGGAAAAAATAATGGGGAGGATTTTACCCCTCCCCACTAAATTTAGATAGTAGCGTAAATAGAAGAGTTAGGAAGCATCAAGTTGATAGCCTCATAACATTCGATTCTTGCAGTAACCATGTTAGTCACGAAGTTGTTTTGGTCTTCGTAGCTTAACTCAATGTTCAAACCGTTTACCTCTACACGCTCAATAAATGAGTTGTCAAGTACCAAAGCACGGTTGGTAGGAATCCAGTTAACGCCAACGATAGGCACGCCAACAAGATTCAAAGCACCGTTTGCACCGATACCTAAAGAACCTGCACCGAGGTAGTAACCATTGGTGAAAGATTCAATCAGCAAAGTGCTATAAGTAGCATTGCTCACGAAGATTACAGAAGGACTGAAATCAGCAGCACGCTGATTACCAATCAACTGAATCAAATCTCCGAGGTTGGTAGATGCAGAAGTGGTAGTTACACCAGTAGAGGCAGCCGATACGGTAGAGAAGAAAGAACTATTCTCTGCTTTGAAGAAATCACGAGTCAACAAACGTGGTAACGTTTGGCTCATGAATGGCAAAGATGCAAGCATCTGACGGCTAAACTTGCTGAATCCGGCGATGAACTGATTAACAGTCTTAACCTCGGTCAGAGAATAGTTGTTCTCTTGCTTTAATGATCCTTCAAGTTGTGCAGCGATGTTGTTCGCATTACCAGTAGCCTCACGATAGGTTACATACAAACCTGTAGGGCTTTGAACGGTTGGAACGAAATCACGCATATTTACCAACTGCGCAGGTTGGGTAGCTTGGCGGCTATTGTAAGTCGCAACGCTATCACCGGAAAGGTTAGTGGCCAAAGTGATAGTCTTTACTTCGGGCATCTCAATCAGAACACGGCCATTCTTTTTGATTTCGGCTTCGATGTTGCGGCCTTCTAACTTCTCGGATAATACTTCGTTGAAACTCTTTGCAGAATCAGGATTGCCGGCTTTTACCTTAATGGTAAGGGCATCAAATTGATTTTGCATAACTCCTTTGAACTCGGCAAGGTCAGCAGGTGTAACTACTGAATCTAATTTGCTTTTAAGTTCGGTAACTACTAATTTGGCATCAGCCGCATCAGTTTTTGCATTGGCAGAATTTGCCAATACTTGCGTAAGATTATCTCCAATAGATTTTACCTCCGCAGCGATTTGTTCGTTTGTCATTTTAATGATTTTAACGAGTGATTAAATTGTTTGAGTGCTTCAAATACTATTGCATTCGTATCCGGCTCGACTGCTTTCGCTGCGGGTTGAGTGGTAATGTCTGAAATTGCTTTCTGTATTTGTTTTATTTCTATCTCTAATAAAGAGAAAGTTTCATCTGTAAATGTGCCATGCTTGAACGCTTTGAGTAGCTTTTCTAATCTGCCATTGAGCGTTTCCTGCACCTCTGCTTGCTCCATTCCTTTATACATTGCTAATGTAGGTGTTTCGGGGTTGGCTGCCCATAAAACGGCACTACCTTCATAGAGCATCAATTCTTTGATTGTGCGGATGCCTGTAGAATTATCCATTTCGGATTTGATAGTACTAAAACCGATTGAGTGCTGATTGATTAGATTAGCCTCATAAAGTTTCAGCATATCTTCACCCATTTCCGTTTCTATAATTTCAGTAACGGCAATAAGTGCATTCCCTTCCACGTATAATTCTTTCGGCTTACCAAGTGCGTACTTCATTGAACTCTTATGGTCAACTAAAGACCATATTAGATTCTTACCAAGCGGCCCACGTTCCTGTATAGTCTTTGTAAATGCTTCCGGTACAATCACATCGTTATCTAAATCAACATTGCCACACATAGCCCATACCGTTTTCACGTTACGTGAACGAATATCCATATCCTCGATGCCGTTGCTAATATCTTTAACCTGGTAATGCTTCATATACTCCTCTGTTTACTTGCAAAAATACGGGGTTATTCCATAGGTTCCACATCTCCCCGGCTGCGCCACGTAATCCACCTTGTATTGGTATCGGTTTATCGTTTGCATCTCTTAATGCCTCGAATCCTATTGTACACCTGCAATTACAAATATTACCTAACCCTCCGCTTGGATCTCCGGGGTATTCCATTGATGCAGTAGATTCACTTCCGGTAACGGTAAACAATTCATCAATCGGCACTTGCTTACCATCCATAGTAAAATGGTCAAACATATCACGAGGGGTTCTACGTGTTCTATCATCTAATATTGCTATCCATTCTTTAACAGATTGCAATCCGGTTGATACTGCCCCAAGTAATGAACCTTGATTAGCTGCTTTAGTAGTTTCGGTACGTGCAATTAATTCTGCACGATATGCGTTTACCCCTGCTTTCTCTATCTCTTGAATAATCTTTCGTAAATCCCAATTCTCCTGTACTCCCTTTATTAGTGCTTGCCTTACTTTTTCCTTTGTTGTTTCTGTAATGTCATCAACAAGTTTTTCTAATGATTTCTCTATTAGTATTCTCATGATGTCTGCCCATTTCTGTTCAGGTGTCATGGAATCCTTTACACCTGCCGACTTGCGTATTTTGGTGTATGAGTGCTTTGCCATTGCCTTGCTTGCCCCCTGTTGCAAATTACGTAGTGTATTTTTTAGCCCTTCCTTACTTGGCTGCTCGCCATTAAGTATTTGCTTGGTCTGCTTATCCAACTCACGCTTGATAAGTACCCTGTATCGTTTGCGATATGCGTTATAAAGTTGGCGGTACATTCAAAGGCAGGTTAGTGAAATCATCTATCGGAGTAAGTCCGGATGGCACGTACAACTTTTGATAATCTTCAATAGGTACATTCGGATCGGGTGCAAGCCCCTGTATCTTTAATTTTTGCTCCGGTGTTAACCACCATGCAGTATTGAGCCAGGTAGATTGCTCTGCTCTGTTCGCTTCGAGTTCGGAGTAGATGCTCATGTCAAAGTCCACGAATATATCGCTACCCTTATACCCCCAATCGGTCTGCATCTTTCGGTTGATGTTATCTCTGATAGCAGTTAGTTCGGGTAACACCGCCCGAATGGTTAGTGATTTCTCTGCTTCCTTCATGTTGTTGTACGTGGCAGCATCGGTATTACCCAGTAACACCGGAGGTACACCGTATATTGAGCATAGGGCCTCTTTATCCCACTTTTCCGCTTCAATAAGTTGCAAGTCCTTTGCAGGTAACCCTATCTGCGCCCATCCTACTTTGTAACCGCTCACGGCTGCGCTGCCGTGCTTATGTGAACCTGTGTTGGCTGATATTTGCATCTTGAGTGCCTGTGCTTGTTCGCTACCCGATAGCGGGTCAAAGCGTTGGTCATCCATGTATAACACCCCTAACGGCCCCATATTATCGAACATAGCAACGGATGCCTCCTTGCTTGCATTTGAACGTGTCAGTACCTTAGATGCTGCCCTAAGCGGTGATAATCCGTACAACTGCCCTCCAGTCGCATTCCATTCGGGGTTAAAATATTTATCATGCAGAATCTCTATTGTATTGAAAGGGATATACTGCCCATAGTACAACTGATAGGCTACCTTCTTTGGCGGGAACTGCTCAATATCTACTTTGATTGCCATGTATTGCGATGGCAGCATGTAAAGTTCTAACGGCTTGCCCCTGTTTACTGATTCCTCACCTACCTGCTTTGCATACATGAAAGCGTTACCTGTTATCTTCTTAAAGCCAACCCATTGCTCTATAATATCGCTCCATGTATCTTCACTATTCGGGTATTTCAGTAATTCATTCAGTCGGCTATCACCTTCGTATATTTCAAAGGCTTCTTCTTTCAGTTCCTTCAGTTTGGCATAGTCGGTAATCGCATCCGGTTGCTGCATCTTAGCCATGTAGCGCTTCTGCGCTGCTTTATTCTTTACACGGTACACAAACCAGGGCGCAACCTTTGCTTTTTGGGTTATCAGCGTAATGATGGCATACACTAAATCATTGCCTATGTAACTATCCCTAACTATCTCTGCTTGGTTTTGCCCATCCCACGTTAGTAGTCCACGTTCAACCGACATTTGCACAGGCATCTTAGCGGGTGCCGCCTTACGATTAAGAAAATCGAATAAACCCATATTTAAAAGATTTATACAAAATTACACCGAAAACCCTTACCATACCGCCACCTTGAACGCTGGCTTATGTAGGTGGGTGAATATGGCATAGCGCATTGCATCAAGGGCATCATCTGATTCTTTCACAGGCTCATCAATTACATTATCGTTTTTATCCTTGCGCCATTTGTACGATTGCAGTTCACGAATGATGTCCTTACTATCCTTATGCACGAATAACGGGTATGATTTCACTTTCAATATCCCTGCCCATACTTCCTTGTTTGCAGTTTGTGCATTGATACCGCCCCTGTAAAGTTCCTCAATGCTTTTCGGTTCGGCTGCATCGCAGTACACGGGCTTGCGGTCGCTGATATGGTCTTTTACTTCCCTGCTAATTTCAGATGGGGTTAATCCGGATTTGTAAATGAGTTGCTTTACATAATTCGCCCCCTGGTAATGGCATACCTTGACAAGCGCCAAAGGGTGAACGTATCCGAAGTCTAATCCATAGAATATATCGCCGCCCTCCGGTAACTCATCTGTAATTTGCCATTGGGTATAAATAATCTCCTTCGCAGCGCCACGCTGACCGAGTCCGTAAACTTTCCACATGAAATCATCCGGTAGTAGTTTGTAGCTTTCAATCGTGTCTATCTGAATTTGCGAAAGGTTGCCGAGGTTATTAAGATAGGTTGAATGTATGCGTTTGTTAATCGGGTTGTCTGATACTTCGTACACCCATGAAACGAAGTCCGCAGGATTCCAGTCGAGAAATATCTTACCCGTTGTACGCATTGCCAGTTGGTCAAATAACGCCTTACGGATTAGGTTCGCTTCGTTTACAAATAGTATATCTCTGCCCGGCCCCCTTGCTTTGCCCTCATCTTCAAGTCCAAATAGTTCGATGTAGCTTCCATTATCAAATCGGTAGATAAAATCGGTGTAGCTGAATTTCTTGTCATCCCATAGGTGCCACTCTTCCATGATTGTTTTGAAATCCCTGTATGCCCCACGTTTGATGTGTGGTAGGGAGTGCGATACAATAGAGATGCGGATGTTTTTAGCATTCTTATCGGCTGCGATTGAGATAAGAAGTTGTACTATGCTATAGGACTTGCTACTACGTGAGCCGCCCTCGTTACAAATTATCGGGGCATCGCTTTTGTATGCTGCTACGTTTTCGTAGAATACGGGGGTTGCTCTAATCTGTTTTAATTCCACAGGTCTTAAATTCAGTTAACGTACAAAACTCTTCTTTAGTCTTTTGTAAAGTTGCGTAAACATTCCACCCATCAGTAGTATTGCCCATAGCAGCAACGCTACCAACATTGATAAGGTTATAGCCGCAGATTGCAGCCAGATTACGATAGAACGCTTCGGTGTAGTAGTTGAATCCATGTCCGGGCCAGTTGCCTGTTTTGGGGTTTTCGGAGATGATATAACCTCCGAGTTTAACGAGGTTGTGTTTATTTTTCCAACAGTTGTATATGGCCTTGATGTCATGCTTCCCATTGGTGCCAACGTGTTCACTTGTGCCGGCATCCACCAATAAATCAAACTGCTTGCTGAACTTGTGAAGTACGGACAAGTCCAACGGGGTTGAGCCGTTCTCACCCGATATGTCAATGGCTTCGTATTCTTTGCCTGCATAGTAACTGTCTTTAGTGTATGGGGCGGGTAATGGCACCCTGTAATCGTTTTGCGCTCCTAAATCTACCACCGATTGAATGAAAGGCAGGTAGGGGTCTATTAGTTTTGTTGTTTCGTGAGTGTAGCCCATTATTATTTCTTTAGATGTACCACTATATCCCTGTGGTCGGGTGTTAAATTACGGCTAACAATTTTGAATTTATCTTTCATAATATCCACCGTTCTATCATCTTGGTAAAAATGCCCGATTAACATTCTATCCCCTAACTTGTATTTGCTCCAATCATCGAAGTCGGGGAACTCTGCTTTCAGTTTATCAAAGTTACTAATCATTATCACACAATCACCGCCCTTCTTCATCACTCTGTAAATAGATTGCAGATACTCTTTGATGGCATCATTTGAGAAATGGCAGAATACTCCGTAACTGAATACAAGGTCGATTGAGTTATCATCTACACCTGTGCATTTATAGTCTTGGTTATCTAATTCCTTGTATTCTAAATTATGGTATATCACTCCGGCATGTAGGGGAATAACATCAATACCGATAACCTTACTGAAAGTATGCGATAATTCTTTAGTAAATACACCTCCGCCGCATCCTATCTCTAAACAGGTTTCAACACCACCAAACGGATAGATAATTCGGTTAATTACTTCCTGTATGCCTATCCCATAGGTAAACGCTTCATAGTAGCCATTGCTGCCCCAAAAGTTGATGAATTGCTCTTTGGTGAAGTCCATAATTAATCCTTTACCCCCCAATTAATAAAGAATGGTTCAACAGGTAGATAGTGCCGATATGCTAATCCTCCGTACGGCTGCACCGGAATCCCTGCAAGATTCATCAATCCGGATAGTAGTGCCTGGTCATGTCGGCTGCTGATATATTGCGGATTAACCGATTCGTTGTGATGAAAACAATTCTCCTTCGCTCCCTGTATCCATTTCTCAAAGATAGGCATCGTTGCAGGATGGTCGAAATCAAACACAATACAACAGGCCATAATTTGGTACATGGTAATCACATACCTATAGCTATTTAGCCCTAAGAACTTGATTTGATGGTCGGGTATGTACTTGTGTAACGGATGCCCTTCGTTGTTCCATGCTACTATCCCATGCTTGGCTGCTAATGCCCACAACGGATCGGGATTCTGGTGTACCCTGATTGTTGAATCACACCAAATGATTTTCCGGTATCCCATCTCAAGTGCCTCCGCTACCATAAACGGCTTGAATTGATAAGGCATATTTTGGTGATTCCATGACTTACCCCATCGTTCGGTATTAGGCCAGTCTCCGAGGTGAATCTTACGCTCAAGGTATTCATCAACATACCCATCCACACTCCGAAGGTGTACATCGTAATCAGGTGCCTTGCGGTCTATACTTCTGATTAGTCCGAGTTGTGCCTCGTTGTAGTTTTCCCTGCCTGTTGAGGATAGGGATACAATTACTTTACCCGATGTTATCTGGCCCATATTACATTCTCTAAGTTAGTTAATAAGCATTTATTCAACCCTGCTGCATTGCAGTAGTCTTTAATTAAATGGAACAGGTCTACGTTACCATTATGTTCAATGCATACCATTTGCGTATGCTTCAGGTTAATCTGTTCTAATATCTCATAATCTACCCCCTCGGCATCAATAGAGATGAAATCAAAGTATTTTAATGGGGAGTTCTTTACCAGGGTGTTGTAAGTCCATACCTCGGTCATTCGCTCTTTGAACTCCGTACACGGCCATCGTTTAGTTTCGTTGCGTTTGATTGTACTAAGCAGCGATACATCGCCCCTACCCAAATGATTGCCCATCTCATGGAAGGTACAATGCCCATCCGTTTCGCCTATGGCTACATTGAATTTGTGTACCATAGGATTGGCTAAGATGCGGTTGAAGGCTTCCTCGCTCGGTTCTACCAGTACACCACTCCAACCCTGTTGCTGCAATGCGTAGGTATTGGATAGGGTAACGCCATCGTTCGCACCAATATCCAGAAAGAATCCTTTGCGGGATTGGAAGTAGGCAAGGATTATATCCTGCTCGTTATTTTGGCTATATCTCATTTGTTTGTACGGAATTGATAGTGATAAAGTTCCTTCTCAATCTTCACCTCTGTCTTAATCAGCCCTGCATTGTGTATAGCAGTAGCCCACGCATAATCCTCACCTATACGTATATCCATAAAAGGGAATGCCATTGCAATCTCCCTTCTAATGGGTACGATATGATTAGGATAGCGGTAATAAGCCCCACCCTTCGCCTCGTAGCCGTAATCCTTTGATATGTACCACTTACGCTCATCCGTGCCGTTGGTGGTCATTGTGCCGTTAAATACAATGGCATCGGGATTAGATTCGGCGGCGGCAAGTATATCGGCTATGTAGGTACTTGCAACCATATCATCATCATCAATAAATACCACGTATTTGCCTGTGCTGCGTTGTAAGAGTAGGTTACGTTTACGCCCTGTAGTCATTGCACCGTTGTCCGATTCAGTTAGAACTTCAACCTCCGGTGTACGTTGCGGTGTCAGTACCTGTAGCAACTGCGATAGGTAGCCTATGCGTTGGGGTAGGGTGCAAATTAGGATGGATAGGGTCATACGTTGTGTTTAGGGAACCCGGCCTTACTTCTCCGGATGTAAGTAATCTCATCCGCCCGGTAAAACGATTGAGTATGATTAAGCAACGCATCTACAGGCTCCCCAGTCCATGCAGGGTGGTAGTGGTCAAATATCCGCTTATCTACGTATTTATACGAATTGCACATCTTCGCCACATCCATAGCCTCGTTATCGCACCAAAGGGATTCATATTGGGGGTGGTAGATGTACCCGAACCGCTCATAATACGTTCTACCCATGATTGACATCGTTGGCAGCAGGTGATTAACCCGCCCATCGGGAAAGTGAATGAATAGGTCTAAGTTACCCTCAAATGCATTGATAATATCAATGTCATAGCCCTGCTTTAGGAAACGCATGTCATCGGACATATTCACAACTATATCACCCTGCCATCCTTCCATACCCCGGTTGATGGCGTGTACCTTGCTTTTTGATTTACCCATTGTGATAAATACATTGGGGAACTTTAGCAGGTCGGATAACTCATTTGAGTTTAGCGTAACGGTATCATCATCATCTACGGTCAGTCCAACCGTGTACTTCTTAGAATGTGAATATGCCTGAATGGTAGCAAATGCAGCAGCCATCTTTTCGGGCCGGCTACGTGTGGCAAAGTTGTAATGTATGTGCATGGTGTCTGCTCGTGTTTCACAAAGATAACAAATATCTTTGGTATGGTCCATCTGAAGACGGCACTTTTGTTTTCCACAATAAACACACAATTTATACAATGGGGTGGGATTTGGTGTCGGGGATAATCTGAATGATGGTAGTCGGCATTGGGTTATCGGGATCGTTGGCTACCTGTAGCGGAATCAGTTTGGATGCCAGGCGGTAAAATTCGGTTGGGTTTTGTTCGCCCCATTCCAACATATTAACCCCTGGCTTAAGTTGCATTTCGTGAAACGCATCAGTAATAACCTCACGTACCGAGCGAGTAAAGTGATTAACCGCCCCCTTTGTTCTGCCTCCTGTCTTTTTTCCAATAGCCATAATCTAAAAACCTCTATTTAATTACAAAGGTACCCATATTTCACACTAACTACCAAATTCGCAGATATTCGCGGTCAAATTCGCAGATAACTCATTGATAATCAGTCAAATTCGCAGTATTCGCATATTTCTCGCACCTCCTTAGTAATATAGAGTATTATGTATAGATATATAATATTATTATTTCTTTGAAATTTCTGCGAATATGCGAATATGGTTAGTTAGCCTATGGTAATCAATCAGTTATAAATTCGCAGTCGGTGCGAATATTGCGAATTTGGTGCGAATATGGTCAATTATCGGAACTTGTCCGATATATCAATCATTATAATACACATTTAGGTATAATGTTGACTATTACCCCCAAATTGGGCATTAATGCGTATAAAAAAACCCCCGATGTAGAAACACCAGGGGAAACCAAAACACCACATGAAATATTATCTCAGTCGGTTATGTATTGTAACCAACTCACATTTTCTCATACTGCCCATGCGCCACCCTCTTTACCACCCTTGCAAAATCAGCCCTACGCATAGCATCGAAGAATCTCTTAGGCTTTATGTTCAACCTAATACAAAGCAAATCTACCTCCTTTGTTGTGAACTTTGGCGGTAGGTTATCAACTAACAGGCGCAGGTCTGCAGGTAGGCCGGATTCCGTTTCCGCGCATAACTCACTAATTATAGATATGGTACTCTCGGCATAGTACCTGTAAAGGTTATATGCTTTGTTGACTATTTCCACCGTTATAACGGGTTTTAGTGGATTATGACAGATACTTACCACATGACACATACGGGGGAAGTATGCCGACATTTTAGCTTCCGCGCCCATTATGTACTGCTCCGCCTTGCCTGCCATCCGGCTATTCGCATCCGCTAAATTCTGCCTGTAGTATTTGGTGTATAGTGTTTTCGCCTCCGGTGTAATCTCAATCCGTATGGGCGCACAATCTCCGGCTGCAAATTCTTTGTTGATGCGGTACAGGTGAGTTACCAATTCTTTCCACTCCTTACACATTTGCCGGCCACCGCTAAATGGGTCGGCATCTTCATTCAGTTTGATGTAATCGGATTTAACCATAAGGAAACGTGAGGCGAATCCTGATTGAATTTTATCAGCCCCGAATATGTGTGCCAACCTGGATGGCTGCGTACCCATCAAAAGGGATATGTTAAGTGATTTAACTACTCTTTCTTTCTCCCGATCCGCTCTAATTTGGGTGTACCTGCCCCCGGTGAATGCTTGAGTAAAGAATGAAATAGCATCGTTATTCGCTTTGTGCGCCCCTGCGTTTAGGATAGTTTCCGCTTCATCGTGATATACTCCCATCCCTGCCTCCTGGTCTTGCATTAGGGCTATGTAGCCCTCGGTGGTGCCATCAACTGCAAATGGATGGAATCGTTTGGGTTTAGGCTTGCTGAATGATTCCTTATTTACGTTGGCTGCTGCTTTCTCAATCAGCCAGTTATCCATCGCTAATTTGAAGGCTGCATCTTCCGATTTTAGTAAGTCGGCTAATGGTTCCTCACACATAGCTTTAAATGCCGGAGTTTTACCCACCGATACGGGGGCTATCATAATAGCAAATACGATGTTTTTTACATTGTGAAAGTCGGATGTATAGCAGTTCCCTGCAAGTGATGCGATAGTCCATATTCCGGCGGTAGCGAGAAACTCCGGGCATAGGCTCATTTCAGTTGCTACTTCGTGCAGCGAATTGTTAATAAGTTGTGGGAAAATACTATAAGGGTAACCCTGTTCTACGGGTTCGATTTCGAGGGCTTTAAGTACGGCATCCCAATCCCTGCCGAGGTGGTAGAACAGAATAAACGAAGGCGGCAGGCACCAGACAGGATACTGCTCCTTGTTATGCCAATGGGGAAAGTTGCTCATGGATGCGCTGAATATCATAACCCTTCGTGCATTATAGTACACTTTAGCGGAGATGCCGGCCGAATCACTACCCTTGCGCCTGTAGGCCTGGAACTTATCATTCTTGCCGTAGCGGTAGCCCTGTATAGGCAGCAGCCCTATTGATTGCAGAATAGTGTCGAACGCTTCATCCGTAATGGACTTGTCAAATTCTGCCAACTGCGATTCATACCCCGCCGGGTAGCTGATTGCTTTCTTACTCGGATCGTACTTGGGTTTATATTCGTTAAAGTATTGTGAAACTTCTATTAGGTAGTTATACTCCGATTCGGTCAACTCCTGCACATCTTCCATGCTTTGATGGAATTCTGTATAACCGGGTGTTGGAAATGTGTAAACTACCGGGCCATTTGAATACAGGGCGATTACCTCGTTACCCTCGGGGGATTCAGCGAGGGGTGTTTTGTTGGGTAGTGCTGCGTAGTTTAGCCACACGTGGTATCCGGCGTTGCGGGTTTGCTCAATGAATACCTTGCTAAAGATTTCTGGTGCCTCGTTGGTTATAATTGCCATCCACTTACTGAATAGTTCTTTATCCTTTGTATTCTTTAGGTCGAAGTCAAGGCAGCCGTAGTTATTGCCTGTAAGAATCATTAACCCATTATCCGTAGGGCGTAGGTGCAGGTCATCGGGATTACTCCAGTTGCGATGTGATACGGGTTGTTTAGCCTGGCTATCCCATTGTATGGGGATGACCTTGAGGCCGAGTTGTTGGTAATCGGTGTATTGGTGCATGGGTGGTGGTGGTTATAGGGTGTCAAATATAAGTTATATAACTAAATCGAGCATCCAATATCTGAAATAAAAATATCATCTATGTAAATATGTATATCAATCCACCCTCTTCCTGAATAACTGCTAGGTCGAATAATAATCCTATTTTCATTAATTAATTCTTTAAAGATTTCACAAAATTCATCTTTTAATTTCTCTCTATTTTCTTTTGATTGATTATTAATTTTCATTGTGTTAGTTTAATTTATTATTGAATCAAATAACGTAAAGAATTGTTCCGGTGTAGATATAAATTCATAGATGCCGCCTGCCTGTCTTTCTTTTTTTTGCTCATCTAATTGATACTGCGATGCTTTATCTTTCCCAACTTTTATTTCTATCATAATGCTTCTGCCTATTCCGTTCTTATCACGAATCGTAGCCGAAATATCAGCCGTACCCTTCCGGGTTGCCGATGGGATAAACTTACCGTTAATCTGCCTACCCATAGTGTTGATCCGTGTAGCCCGGTAGCCCGACCAGTTCAGGAAGTTGATTATGAATGTTGTCAGCCCATTGGACTTAGTAACCACAGGCGTAGGCGGCCCGGTGTAGAATCCATCCTTTACCACATTCGGGGTACGCTCAAGGGTGTAATTGTAATGGGCGGTGTTATAGCGTATTTTCCAGAGGGGGTGTTGTTTCATATTCTTCAATAGCCTTAAATATCATTAAAACGACTTGCGGTACTATAGCGTTACCTGCTGCTTTGATTGATTCGTTTCTCCACTTAGAAAAGGTAATGTTGTCCAGTCGGGAGGAAAGCCCATCATTTCGAGAACAAATAGGGGATTGAGTTGGGAAGTTTTGCCAGTTTCCAATCTCGCCCGCTTCGTTAGTGAATCTTGATTTTCCAATCCCGTTACTTTCTCCCCGCAATCCGATGCCATTGGTGTCGGCAACATCCCCATACTCATCGCCCGTGTCAGCGTTACAGAGTGCATACTCCCCTCTTTCACTTGGCTGCTCTTCATCGTTGCCGTTGCGTTGGTTGAATCCATTGCCGTTGGGGTGGGTAACATTTGCAGCCTTGCCATTTGTTTCAATGGCATTTGTAGATTCACTCCTTTGTCCGCCCATTTCTGTTTGTCCTCCTCCCATTTCTCCGGTGTTCTTGCGCTGTTGTAATCGAACGCCGTTGGGGTGGGGAGTAGGCCATTCATTGCTAAGTCCGTTAGTTTGCATTGCCCTTCTATCCCGTTGTTGCTTTTTATTCGGTTGTTTCCGAAAACTTCTCTTGCCTCCTTCGGTTGTATCGTTTCCGCACAAGTTGGCGTAGGCAACAAACCAAACCCTATCTCTTCTGTGGGGAGCGTTAACGGATACAGCTGGAAGTACATACGGCCATACTTCGTACCCCGCAGCTTCCAAGTCAGCTTGCACCTCGTGGAAAACCAATCCCCCTGACCAATTAACAAGGCCGAGAACATTCTCGCCCACAACCCAACGTGGTTGAATTTCTCTAATTGCTCTAAGCATTTCCGGCCAGAGATGTCGCTCATCTTCTTTGCCTTTTCGCTTTCCGGCACTTGAGTACGGTTGGCACGGAAAACCACCCGTGAGGATGTCAATTTTTCCTCGGTGAATAGTGAAGTCTGTTTTAGTGATGTCATGATATGAAATTGATTGTGGCCAATAATGATGTAATACTTTTTTACCAAACTCATTCCATTCGCAATGGAATACGTTTTCCCAACCCATCCATTCGGCAGCTAAGTCAAAGCCGCCTATGCCGGAGAATAATGATCCGTGTGTCATAGTAATGAGTTCTTATTCTTATCAAGATTAGTAAGTTGCTTTCCCACCTTATTCGGCAGAGGGTATATCCGTTCAAATTCCTTGTTCGGCATCCAACGGTTATTAACCCAATGGTATAATACCCCGTTGCGTATTGTTGCCATAGTGTTTAGCCGGAAGTATTTTCTTTCGATGTATTGGTGGATGGTCATGGTTGTAAAGTTAAGGGAGGGGTTAATTTGCCCCTCCCTGGTTAGTTAGAATGGTAATCCGGAATCTTCAGTAGCTGCCTGCGCAGGTGCTGCTTGTGCAGTTGGTGTCTTAAAGTTCCCAATATACTGCTTTTTTTCCTGTGCATCCCTTTGCTCCTTAGTCTGCGAAACTTGAATGCTTCCAATGTTTCCGTACTGGTCGGCCGTGTCATTCACCCATAGGGTTAAATTTAGATACTTCTTACCGTTCTTTGCTTCGGTAATTTTGTCCTTAGGGATGTCTGATAGGCAGATGCTGCCTGTGTAGAATGTAGCCATGTTTAAGACTGGATATAGGGAGCCAGCGCCTTTTAGAACCACCTACGAGATTCGAACTCGTATCTCCCCATCTTGTATGAGGACGTTATCCCAAGCCGATATTTATTTTCGGTTACGCCAAGGTGGTTGCCTGTGTTTAATCTTTTGGGTTGCACTCTACCTCAACATAGCTTAGCCTGCCATCCGGTGATAAGTGATATATAATTGCAGTAACGATCCATTCACTACATTTAATGTCATCACTAATTCTAATATTTATACAATGCCCTATTAATGGTATTTCCGGAAAATTAGAATCTAATTCATGCCATTTCCCGTTTGCATAAAAGTTTAATACTGTGTTAATCATAGTCGTTCTATTTAAGCGTTACCGCTACACTCGTGGTAGAAGTTTTCGCAGGTGGATAATGTGTTTCAACTTCGCCTGTGGATGGATTGAGTACCTGTATGCCGGAGGTGGGCAGTCCTTTGTGATAGGTTTCTAATGCCTTAATACGTTCAGATATTGCCTCCTGTTGCTTATACAACTCCTCCAGTTCAGCACTACCACTCATTGTATAATCATACTTCACCCCAACCTCCCGAATATCAACCTTAGCATTGTGATACTGAAAGGACTTGCCGTGTTTTTCAGCATCATCCAGTACGATTGCTTTGTACGCAGGCATTGATGTGAGTTGCTTAACAACTTCCTCAATACACTTCATCCGAATGTGAAGTTCCATAGGGTTAATGCGCCCATGTAGTAATTCTTGGAAAATTTCATGCACAACCTGTGTGCGTTCTTCCTTAGTTGTGTGGTTGAATTTAATTAATTCCATTGTCTTGGGTGTTTAAAAGGTTAAAGGTATTTTGTTGTGCTTCAGTTAATTGGCATTCGGTTTTCACCCAATCGTACACGGTTACGGTGCTGCCTTTGATACATTCGCCGTCTTGAATTTTTACGATAGCAGTTTGAAACTCACTATCCGTTAGGATGCGTTTTGTAGGTTCCTGTATCATAGGGAACTCCATCTCCTCCGGCACGTACACAGGGCCGGCAAATACATCCGGGGTGTACCACTTAACACCGTTACTCATCGCCCTGGCAAATAACATATTACGTGGGAACTTGTCGGTATTTTTAGTACCTGCTTTCTTTGCATCTTCAATAGTGAAGGTTGAGGTACCTATCATTTCAGCACCTTCGTAGTAATCAATAGAGCATACTTTGTCGGTCTGCTCCGTTACCCGATAATTGTACTTACCCGATGCTTTAACCATTGCAGCCATAACGCCCGCCCCAATGGTAGGCTTGCCGGAAATAATGTGTATACCGGACATTGCGGCAAAAGGTGCGATACCCAACTCTGCACCTGCTTGTATCTTTACGATTGCTTGAGCGGCGGATTTGATGTCGGGGAACATTCCCGATTCCGCAAACGCCTTACCGATGCTCATTATTTCGGTGGCGGTGTGTTTTACGATGTTCATGTGTTTAAAGTTTTAGAAGTCAAAGATTGCAAATAGTTTTGATACTACCAAAATTATTTTGTAGGTTTGTAAAAATATATTTTAATCATGAATCTACACTCAATCCTACAAGACAGAATGTTAAACCTTACCGAAATTGAAAGGAAAGCCGGCATCCGTAAACTGAAATTACATGAATTTCGCAATGGTAAGTCGCAAATTACGGAAGATGAATCATTGAAAATCAAAGAGATACTAAAAGAATTGAAAAAAAGTATAAAATAAATTTGGGTGGTATTGGATTGAATTTATATCTTTGATCTCATGAACACCTACCTAATCTACTTCAACAACATCCTGCGAGATATTATCCTTGCACAAAGTTTGCACGATGCAAAGAAGCAATGTATTAGAATACGTAGGGATAACAAATACACCGGAGTATTAACTATTCATTCATTATATTAAATCAAAACAACCATGACAACAGTAGTACTTTCAACCCCGCAATTAGCCCAGCAGTATGCAGATCGTACGGGCTTACAGTATGACAGAAAAGGTAACTCTTTCGTTTGCTACGATGATTCGGGCGAGCCTATCTACACGATTAAATTCTACATGCAGCGCACGGAGTTAGTAGATATTCGCACGGTGTATGAAATCTTCAGCCCGAACGCTAATCGGTATGAGGAATATCCGACAAAGGAAAGGATGCTCGAAGATTTGGATTTTAACGAAATGCACATCCCTTACAAGTCTATCCGGTCAACTTACAACAATGGGGCAATTTTGGTAAGCCGTGAATTAATGCAGGAGTTGTTCGCCTTGCCATTTTCAGCAGAATTGCTTAACTTACAAGGGCATGGTTAGTTTTGGTTTCCCCCTGGCAGAAGTGTCGGGGGGTTTTATCACTTTAATTACACAATCAAAATACAAACCATGCAAACCACACTCAACAAAATAAAACTACATTCACCCTGCGAAGATGGGTGGGAGAAATTACTCAATCATTTGAACAAAACGCAGTCAGATGATGAGCCTTTAGAACTGCGTACAATACTTGAATCAAACGGGTTAAATGATACTATTTGGGCTTTTAGAGCAGTAGAAGGAAAGGATAAAGAAATCAGATTATTTGCGGCTGATTGCGCTGAATTGGTGCTGCCTATTTATGAGAAAGATTACCCCGATGATAAACGCCCACGATTAGCAATACAAGCAGCAAGGGATTACGCAAATGGATTGATAACATTGGAAGAATTGTCTGCTGCGGGGGCTGCTTCGTGGGCTGCTGCGGGGGATGCTGCGGGGGCTGCTTCGTTGGCTGCTGCGGGGGATGCTGCGGGGGCTGCTTCGTGGGCTGCTGC